CTAAATTAACTAAGTAGAAGTATGAAGGTAATACAAACGGAATTAAAGAATTACAACAGAAGAAGTGATAACAGTGTTAGTCTAAAAGTAGATAGTCTTATAGAGATGACAAGTGAGGATATAGCCGACATAGACCGACACCGAGGAGACATAGCAATAGTTGTTTTAACAGACACAGTTGTTGGTAATGAGGTAGATATTGATATTGACGATATACTCAAGAACCTACCAGAGAACGACACCCTGGAGTATAAAAGTCCTAGCAAGAGATTCAGAGATATACTTTGGAGACTACTTGAGCAGAAGTTAAACCGAGTGCCTAGTAAAGACGAATTCGCAGAGTATTACAAGACCGAGTATGACAAGATAATAGGTCATTACAAAGAGAAGTTTGAAGATTAAATTATAATTAAAATACATAATGAAGATATATGATATACTAGAGTTAATAGTAGGAGTTGTTATTTTAACAGTAGGTTCTACAGCTATTATATGGTGTTTATTAAAATTGATTTATATGATTACAAATGGGTAAGTATTACACACTAAGTGAGATAAGTATAATGACAAAGACACACTTACAAACCCTATATAGCAGGGTTAAGATATGTGGTATTGTACCCAAGATGATAAAAGGGGTAGCACACTTTGACGAAGAGGATATAGCCCAGTTAATTAAATCACATAAAGTAGGAAGACCTAAATATGCCCCGCAAGATAAGCAAGTCAAGCCTGACTAAAAAACTAGATAGTGCCTGGAGTGAACTTGTAAAAAAACGAGCAGGATATAAGTGCGAAGTATGCGGGAAAAATCAGATTTTGAATTCTCATCATTATATATCAAGAAGTAATCGCCAATTAAGATGGTTTGTGCAAAATGGTATATGTGTTTGCCCAGGATGCCATTTGTTTAGCAATAATTCCTTCCACAAGAATCCCGTTTTTGGTCATTTCTGGATGGAGGAGAACAGGTGGGAAGACTTCCAGTATATTACTTGTAAAATGAACGAGATTAAGAAGTGGACATTAGTTGATATGCAAGAGCTTTTAGATAAATTAAACGAGGAGTTAAAATCTTGACAATAGGTTTTTAAAAGGTTAGTCTGTATATAATTTGTCTGTTTACTGCCAAATGAACAACAAGGAAGCTGATTATGTTACATCTAGTCTAGGTCAAATAGCATTTTTACTTTGGCACAATATTTATCCGAGTGACTTAACATTCAAGCCCTTTAGAGGCTGTATTTACTATGAACCAGATGTGAACTGGGGGGAGTTAATAAACTCATACTGGCTTGGAGAGAAGATACCTACTTGTGAGTTAGCCGAGTGTATTGTCGTTGCTAAGAGAATGCTAGACGAGGGGGAGATAAATCAAAAATGGTATGACGAGATGCACGAAGCTATTAATGATTTGCAGGAAGATTATGTCTTCCCAGTAATATAAAATGATATAATATATATATGTTTGAGGAATTTTCTTGGTTCAAATATTTAGGTCATCATAAGTCAGCCTGGGAGGGTCATATCTTGTATATCTATAATCAGATACAGGAATGGAAGCCGAAGACTGTTGTTGAACTTGGTGTGTATCTAGGACATTCACTTGCCTCTATGGCAGAGGGATGCCAAGACGCAGGGTTAAACACTAAACTTTATGGGGTGGATCACTTTATGGGAGACGAACACGCTGGTATGTTTGGTCCTGAGATAGAGAAGATAGCGACTGAGGCACTTAGTATTTATCCAAATGTTACAGTAATCAAAAAGACATTTAACGAGGCACTTGAGGACTGGAAGAAGCGTAAAGACACAAAGATAGACCTACTTCATATAGACGGGAGGCACTTCTACGAGGACATTAAAGAGGACTTTGAGAACTGGAGTGTATTTGTACCTAAAGGTGGACACATAATTTTACACGATACTCAGGTTACCGAGAGGAACTTTGGTATTAAAAAATATTTTGCAGAGCTACAGCAGACTCATCCTGAGTGGAAGTTTAGTGAGAGGACTGAGAGCTATGGCTTGGGGATAATTACTAAATGAACTTAATCGTATACAGCGCAATTTATGGAGGTTATGACGAGGTTAAACAGCAACCTCTTAAAAGTGTTCCTGTTCTTTTTAGTGATAGAGAGGCGAGTACCTGGGATACTAGGATAGTAGACAGGCCAGAGCAACATCCAAGAATGAGAGCTAAGTATTTTAAGTGTAATCCTCACAAGGAACTGGTCTGTGATGTATCTGTTTGGATAGACGGGAGTGCAACAATAAGACATCCTAGTTTTGAGGATTGGTGTATAGAACAATTAGGAGATAATGACATAGCCTTAATAAAACATCCAGAGAGAGACTGTATTTATGATGAGGCTAACTACTGCCAGTTTATGCAAAAGTATCAGGGCGTACCAGTAGTTGAGCAAGTACAAGAGTACCAGAAGCAAGGGTACCCTGCACACAACGGGCTGTGGGCTTGTGGATTACTCATAAGGAGACATAATGACCGAATAAAGAAGTTTAACAGAATGTGGTGGAGACATAATAAAAAATACACATATCAGGATCAATTAAGTTTCCCCGTTTGTGCTAAAGAGTGTGAGCTTAAAATCTCCACTATAGAATTACCTAATTTATTAAACAATGGTGTGGTTACCTTTGGAACACCACACAAATCAAACTTATGAGCTGGTGGGATGATAACTATAAAAGAAGCGATTTTAGAAGTTGGCTTACAGACCAGGGTTCTTACTCAAGGTCGGTAGTGACTGGAATTGCAAAAAGGTTCAGAAGCGTTTTAGATTGTGCCTGTGGTACCTGTTTAGACTACTTCGTGTATCAAAAAGAGGGGGTTAAAATTAAGTATAAGGGTATAGATTCTTGTAGTGGTTTAGTAGAGGAGGCGAAAACCTTTGGGATAGATTGTGACCTTGGAGATATAGAGGCACTCCCTTATAAGGGCAAGTCTTATGACATAGTAACAGCAAGGCACATATTAGAGCACCTTGATTACTATGAGAAGGCTATTGGGGAGATGTGTAGGGTGGCTAAATATGAGGTTATTGTTGTGTTCTTTCTACCACCCCAAGACGAAGAGGTTTTAGAGAAGGATAAAAACCTCAATTTTGCAGTTAATGTAAACAAGTATGGTAAAAAAAAGTTAGAGAAGTATTGTAATCAGTTTGGAACTGTAGAGTGGATCAAGGTGGGTTCTGAGGTAATTTTAAGAATTAAAAAAAATGTACAACCTAAAAAGGTTAAGGTACAAGATAGAAGGAAGATAGGGGTAGTATGCACTTTGTATATAGATAATGATATTACCTATGAGCAGGCAATGCACACACTAGACACAATGAAGTCTCAGCACGACCTAGTATTTTATGCAAGGATAACTAAACTAGACGATAAATATAAAGATATTCTCAAGAGATTTGACAAGGTTGATAAAAATGATATTAACTGTTTGGCAAGAAGCTGGAACATGGGTACAAAACAAGCCCTCAAGGAGGGATGTGATTATGTGATACTTCCTAATTTGGATTTAGACTTAGAGCCAAGCACGATAGATATTCTTGTTGAGTATGCTAATAAGCACAAGGGTAAAAACCTAATCTGGTCTGGTTGGGGAACAAGTAACTTGGGAAGATTCCCAGACTGGGACTTTGTTGTTAGCAGTTATACAGTGTATGAGAACTTCTCATTTTTTATGATAGACGACAGATTATTCAAGGAGGTTGGAGAGTTTGATGAGGTGTTTAAACCTGCGTATGCAGAGGATGTTGATATGCAATATAGGTTAGAGCTCAAAGGGTTTAAGCATACCTGCGTGTATGATGCTAAGTTTATTCACTTCGGGCAGACCACGCAAAAGAACTCAATAGACTTTAAAGATAAAAGGGCAAACGCTAAAGCGAATGCTATATTTGTTAAAAAGTGGGGAGGAGAACCACGACAGCAAAAGTTTAAAAGTCCATACAATGGTGCGGTAGTAGATGATTTAAACAACTTTTAAAATGAAGGTAATCGTAACATTTACACATGGTATGCCAACTTATAAATCGGTATGGGAGGGTTACTATAAACCTTTTGGAGATTTAAAGTATATAGACGCAGAAGGGGCACTCAGGCAAGACTGGGGTGCAACATACCATACAATGAACAATATACAGGCTGAGCTGTTTAAGACCTATGATACAATAGTGTTTGTTGATATGGATGAGATAATAGTCCCTAACCCTGAGAAGTATAAAGACTTGGGAGAGTATTTAGATAAGTGCAAGAGTACCAGGTGTATAGGTTATAATGTAATTGAGATGGGGGGAGATAAGCCACTTGATTTAACAAAGCCTATTCTTACTCAAAGAGCATACTGGAGCAGAGACTGGATGTATGACAAATGTGTAATCATAAAAGAACCACATACATACACCAGTAACCATGCTGTTAAAGATGCGGTTAATAAAGATAGCGACCTAGTTATGCTACATTTAAGAGACGCAGATATAACAAGTGCAAAGCAAAGATGTAAGTACATGGGTCGTGAGTTTGATGTACAAGCCTTTGTAGATAGAAGAGATAAGGCTGAGTTAATACCTAAAAAATACCTAATTAATACCTAATAAATGGAGGATAATATGAACTACTATGTGTTTGACCATCATAACTTTTGGCAATGGACACCTAGCAATAGTGATTTGCTCAGCTCTAATGTGGTATTTATGTGGGCAGATTACCCGTTTGTAGATAGTATTAAAACACTACAGAGTTTTGGTAAGAAGATTATAGTTTATGAGCATGGCTTTGGGGCTTTGTTTGATTATGAGTTAAACAAGAAGGAATATCTAGCAGATGGTTATCTTGCACTTGGAGACGCTAGTAGAGATTCTTTAGCAAGAGCAGGAGTGAGTCCTAATAGAATACTTATAACGGGCAACCCTGTATATGACGATATTAAGGCAACTAAACACGAGGGCAAGAATGCTTTGTTTGTAGCACTACACTGGGTTAGAGATGTTAGTGAATATAACCAGATACTCTTTGACCAATTAGTACGGGCATACCCTGAGTTTGACTGGACTATAAAGCTCATTGATAAAACAGGAGATGTTATTACAGACAAGCGTAAGTGGTATAACACAGTAGAGAGTGACTACATACTCAAGGATATTAAAGAGAAGTTACCAGAGTATGATATGGTATTTACCCCTAAGTGCTCAACCTTTGAGAGTTTTGCAAGACTTATGGGAATACCCGTGTATGTAGTGGACAAGGAAGAGTCTTTTAAAGGGGTTGGAGAGCCTAATAGAATGCCTATGAACAACACATACCTTAAGATAGGAGAGAAGTTACCTAAGCAAAAGCCTATTGATATGGGTAAGTATATAAGTAGACCTAGTTTAAACTTTGATTTAATATTAGACTGGTGTAAGACGCTATGAACCATTTAGACTTATTCTCTGGTTATGGAGGATTTACAATTCCTGCCAGTAAATACGGAATAAAAACAATTTATTTTAGCGAGATAGACAAATATGCAAACTCAGTCCTCAAATACAGATTCCCAAACATACCTAACCTCGGAGATGTTACCAAAATCAATGCCAAAGATTTGCAACCTATTGATATTATCACAGGGGGAAGCCCTTGCCAGGACTTATCAGTTGCTGGAAAAGGTGCTGGACTCAATGGAGCAAGGAGTGGATTATTCTTTTGCTTCATCAACCTCATTAAAGAAAAGCAACCTATGTATTTTGTCTGGGAGAATGTTAAAGGAGCTTTATCGTCTAGTAGAGGATGGGACTTTGCAAGAGTGCAAATTGAGATGGAACAAGCTGGGTATGATGTATGGTGGCAACTTATCAATGCCAAAGACTTCGGAGTGCCACAAAATAGAGAGCGTATCTTTGCAATCGGTATTAGAAAAGGAAGTGGAAGAGAAATACTATTTGAGCAAAGAGAGTCAAAGCAAGATATTAAAAAATATGGGGACTTAGATTCAGAAACTTGGAAGAAAAGGAATGAGAGTATTAGAAGAGTTTACTCTCCAGAGGGAATAGCACCTACAACTCCAACTGCACAAGGTGGTGGTGTTATGACTAAGATTGTAGAACAAGGAGGAAGAGACCAGCAATACATAAATGGGAAAATAAAGAGAGCTAGAAAGTTTGGGAGTTCAGGTTCGTTCCATAGACCAGACGAGATTGTATCCACAACCTCTACATATTACAAAGGAATTGGTAATGCAGAAAGACCAGGTGTAATAGTCCACAACCTACAACCTAGAAGTCCTAATAGACCGAGTTTACTTAAAAACAAGAATGCTGGTGGTAGTGGACACTTACAAAGAGAAGATGGGATTACATATACAGTTGATACAGGTGGAACTCAAGGTGTTGATCTAGGGGATATGCGAATAAGAAGATTAACTCCAACGGAATGTGAACGACTTATGGGACTGGAAGATGGGTGGACTGCTAAAGGAATTATAGATGGAAAGGAAGTAGACATATCAGACACGCAAAGATACAAATTATGCGGCAACGGTGTAGTTGTTAATTGTGTTGACTACATATATAACTTAATAAGCAAAACATTATGAGTGATGATATAAGCAAGCCTTATACTATAATGACCAAAGAGAATAAGAGAAATTATGAAGAGGGTTGGGAAAGAATATTTGGCAAGAAGAGGAAACTAAAGGCACAACTACATCAGATAAACAATCAAAGGCACAAGATTATAAACAGTATACAAGCAAAAGGGGGAAGAACTAATACTAGAGAATTAGAGTTGCTATCCCTTAAAAAGAAGAGAGAAAAGATTTTAAGAGAATTAGATAAGCTAGAATAGTGGTATAATAGTATATATTAATGGAGTAAAAGGAGTTGTATTTAAGCCTATAGAGGTAAAGAAATGAGTAAGTCAACGACAGAACAACAACAGAATAGTAAGGATAATAGTATATTAGAAATGCTTGAACAAAGAGCACTTAACGAGTTTCTTGCAGAAGATGATGGTGGTGTAACTAAGAGGAGAAGGCTTTTAGAGGTTGCTTATGAGAAGGCTAAGAAGGGAGATGGCGCTATGATAAAGCTTCTTTATGACAAGTTGTATCCTAATGCTAAGCAGTCAATAGATGTAACAAGTGGAGGAGACAAGATATCATCAGGAATAGTTATTCAATGGGAGGACGATGAAGATATACAAACCACATAAATATCAAAGGATGTTCCATAGTAGCAATGCAAGGTTCAGGGCTTTTATAGCTGGTCGTCGTGGAGGTAAAACGACCTCGGGAACAATGGAGGCATTGGCTTTTGCTTATGGGGAGAGCATAGATAGAAAGAAGAAGATACAGACACCTACACATGGGTGGATTATATCACCAACCTATCAGATGTTAAAAGATATTAATATACCAGTACTAATGGATTGGTGCGACCCAGAGGTTATTAAAAGTTGGAATAAGTCAGACAACAGACTAGAGTTTAAGAATGGAAGTACAATAACTTTAAGAAGTGGTGAGAACCCAGACAGGTTAAGGGGAGTAGGTTTGGACTGGGTGTGGTTAGATGAGGCTTGTTTTATGAGTAAGCAGGTGTGGGAAGTAATTTATCCTGCACTAACAGATAAAAATGGTGTGGCATGGGTAACAACAACACCGCAAGGGTATGATTGGGTATACGATACATTCTACAAACCTGCTATAGACAAAGAACCAGACTTTGAAGCATGGAAGTTTACTACCTTAGACAATCCCTACATTGACCAGAGTTTAATAGAACAG